GAGTCGTCCACGGAGAAGGCTTCGATCCGCTGTAGCTCCGGGTTGTTCTTGCTGAGGAGCCCGCCCAGGTAGCTGTTCACCGTGGCCAGCACGGCGTTTCGTCGCGACTGGCTGTTGATGCGCTTGCTGTACGGGAGCAGCAGCTCGCCCAGCGTGTCCTGGATGAAGTCGGCCATCTTTCTTCGGGCGCACGTCTTACGGCCGCTCTCAAGGGAGCTAGTGACGCCAGATTGGAAGATGGGTCCAGCTATTCGGTCGACGCGAGGAGCGATGATGCCCTCTCGCCGATAGGCTTTGTAGCTGTCGATGCTGAGCACTTCGCCAAAAGTGTCTACCTCGAAGAAGGCGTCAATCAGGTCGGTTTGCTGGCCAGGGTTCTCCTCAGGAGGGCGAGACGCGCAAATCGTGGCCAGTGGGCCATCCGGACGAACAGTAATGACGCCATCGCTCGTGAAGCCGAGCCCTCCGGCGGTCCCGCGCTCAGCAATCTGAGGCACGCGCACCTTGAAGCCCTTCACGGTGTAAAACACCCGGTCGCTTCGGTACTTTGCCACGTTCGCAATCGCAGTGTTCGTGCTTGTTCCGAGCGGGTCTCCAGTCAGATACTTTCGCCCGAATAGGCCACACTCGGTCGCTTTTACGGCGTTGGCTGCACCTTCCCGGACCACAGTGTCCGTACGGCGAGCAATCAAGAGGTAGTTTGCCTCACGGGCTGGGCCTTGGTCGTTTAGCGTCGCGCTCAGCGCGGCGATGTACGCATTGTCCATTTGGACTTCAGTCTTAGCAGCGGTGAGCGCCGACGAATTTCGAACAACCAGTCCAACGAAGGAAGGCTGGTCGACCAGAACATTCACCGTGTTTACCAAAGTTGAGAGCCCGGTCCCGTCGTCCAGGGCTGGCCGAACGCGCACGGTGAACGGGCCTTCGGTGCTGGCCGGCACGTCCAACGTCTGCATCGTCACCCATTCCGCGCCTAGGCTGTTACGTACGCGAGTGCCGGCTGGAATCTCGCCGGCCGGGCTAGCTGCGAGCGTAACCACCGTGTCCAGTGGAGCGAACAAAGCAGCCGTGCCAATCGGGTTAGCCGAGCTTGGAATCGAGATACTGCTGACGAGAGCAGACACCGAGTTGCAAACGCGGATTGCTCCGCTCGCCATAACCTCGGCCATGACGTTCATCGCAATCATGGAAGCGTCAGCGTTGATGATGCCGGCGAGTTCAGAAGCCCGAACTGCGCTGACGTTGCCAACCATTCCCGAGCCAGAAACAGAACCAGCCGTGTGACCAATCTTGGCCAACACGCCAGAAGTGACGCTCGAAAGAGTAACGATACTGGAAGTGCCGCGAATGATGCCGCTGAAGTTCACCTGCGTGAGAGCCGCCACTGCGACTGGCAAACCAACGGTAGCGTTGATGCGAGCTATAACCGCTGCCTGAGACGTGTCAGATGCGCTGAACACAACCGTGATAGGTGCGCCACCGTCAACAGCGACAGCAAAACTGTCACCGGACGTGATAGTCGCAAAGGTGGCCGCAGCGCCTGTTTTTAGAGCAGCGACAGCAGTCAAAGCCGCCGAAGTAGCGTTGCCGATGTTCGTGGTCACTTTGAGCACGTCACCAGGCGCCATGCTGAAAACCTGGCCAGAGGCTCCGCCTCCAGAGATGCAACTAAGCGGGTCGAAGGACACGGTGCCGACGCTGGTGTCCACGCGAGAAATCAGCAGGCGCTGAGCCTTGAGCGCGAACGCCTTGAGGTAGCCGTTGCCGTTCCAGAGTTCAGACTGATGCCGACGCGCCGAAGGGTTGTTCGCCACTACACGGTTGTAGGTGTAGCCGAACTCGCCGAACTTCGACGCGTAGTCAGACGAGCCAAAGACCTCCACGCTCCCATGAGCATCAGTGTCCGTGGCAAAAAAGCCGTCTTCAAACTCACCAACCAACAGCACGGTACCAGAGCCGGTTCCGGTAGACGGATCCGGAGGCGCGATGTCGATAATGTTGATGCCTTCGATTTGACGAATGACTTCAACTGGTGGAACCTCTGTAAACCTACGAATGAAACCGGCCATAGTTTTTTTCTTGGTAGCGTGCTGCCGGAGGCTAACACGAATCGCTTCTTAAGAGATATCGGTTATCTCGAAACTTGTCGACGGCTGAATGGGCGCTACGCGGCGGAGATGAACAGCTTCTATGGTGGCCGCTATGGTGACTTTTAATCTCTTTGTACGGGTCAGAGACATTTCAGAGTCGTCTGAGCGCTCTTGCTTGGTGAGCATAAGTCGGACTGGCCGGCTAAAGTATTCAGGCGCCGAGTAGACTGCGATACTCGCTTGGCCCTCGTGTGGAGCGAATACGACCGGAAGCGTGGCGGCTATTGCCTCACGTGTCGGGTTGTCCATCGTCCAAAAGTCAACCTGGAAGTCGACAACAAGCTCAGCGGTCTTCCAAAGCACAGTGTCGCGCTCGAAAACGTTCCAGGTGTCCTCCAGCGGCGACGGCGACAGGTTGTGCCCCTGGTACTCGCCGGGGAGTTCCACAATTGACGCCGATGGGTAGGTGATTTCGTCATGGCTGTCTGGCCACTCCATGGTCACCCTCTTGAGCGAAAACCGCTTGTCCGCCGCCTTTCCTACGCCGCTCAGGGAAAAGGTCAGATTCTCCAAAAAAGCGCGTAATGCTCTGGCCGCCGCGTTTCTCGGGTCCTGTGGGCTGATAGCAACCACGTCGTACAGGTTGCTGGATATCAGTTGGCCAGTCGCAGGGGGCGCGCAGTCGCTCATGACGGTCTGTACACCTTCGGTGCTGGGGACGCTACGCCTTCAATAGAGCCGTCACGTTCACGGGCGCCCTCTTCTTCGCTCAGAGAAACGACCCACTCAAACTTCTCCGCGTCGTGCCACGGTGCTCCGCGCACGGTGAAGCGACGACGCTCGGTCAGCATCTCCTTGCGCGTGTCGTGCCTGATTTCGATGTACCCCTGCTGGCCAGCTCCTAACGGTTCGCCGTTGAAGCAAAGCTGCCGAACCTGGTCCTCAGTGAGCGAGGGGCTGATTTCGCGCATGAACAAGTCACCGGACTCCATCAAGCCGGCCTCGGTCATGGTCGTGTAGATGGGTCGCAAGTCCACAAGCGGAGTCGGCAGAAATTCCTTCTCGCTCACCACGCGCTCGTCCCCGCGATAGAGTTCACCAGAACTCCATTCAGTAATCACAGAGAACACTCGATAAGGCCGCATTCCAAAGTCAGTGAGCATCTGGCGCATATCGTCAGCGAGCGAAGAGAAGCTTTCGTTCAAAGAGATTTGCGGAGCCTGATTAGGCGCGCCTTCGCCGTTGTTTGAAAAGCCCATTAGGAGCCCACCGCCCTTACCATGGTCTTTGTTCCGAATTCTTTGTCAAAAACACGAAGCTCTATGCGCAGTCGTTTTCCTACGTGCTTGGAGATTCCTGGCACGGACTTCAGCATGAAGAAACGCGGCTTGATCCCGACTTTTTTTATCTTCTGCTGAACCAGGTAAGCTAGCTTGTTGACCTTGTTGTTTCCGGACCCTGTCTTCCCGCCGCTGGTCGCCTTGCCCTTGCCCGGGCCATTTGCCTTGCTGTTGGCTTTTTCTCCTCTCTCTTTGCCAGCGTTTCGCTTGCCCTCTACTTGGGCGACCTTGTGCGCCGCCCACTCGCGGAGCCGCTCAATCGGAGGAGTGTGCGGGCCCGCACCCATTTCCATCGCCTCCGAGTAGTCCTGATAAGAGCCAACCTCGACGACTACTCGCCGCGCCACCCTCGGGTTCGTGTTGATGATTTTAGCAGCAATGCCTTTGTACATTTTTGCCGAAGCAATCAGAGGGAACGAGCCATTGGTCGTTGCCGCCATGCGCATCTGGTAACGCACAGTGCCTACGCCGGACTTGCTCGCCACTACGAGCCCGCGCGAAGCTGATATGTTCAGCTCCATCGGTATTTTGTTGAGTAGTTTAGAATACTGCTCAATCGTCAGGCTCTTCATCAGAGCACCCGGGCGTTGATGCCCCCACCGAGAGCTGCGTTGTACTCAAATGCGGCGTATGGGTTCGAGACTACGCCGAGGTCGGAGGCCAGTCTCAGTCCCCAGTAACTCAACTCTTCTCGCAGCATTCGGACTTCGGACATGTTCACTTTGAGTGTGCCAAGCTGAGTAGCTTTGAACCGTCCGCGCGCTTCGCCCATCTGTCCTTCGATGCTCTCGCACTCGCACAGGTCGCGACGGACGGACACTTCTCCGCCAGGCGTGAGCCGCTGGAAGGCGTCCTCCACCAAATAGAGCGGCTGCGCACCAGCAGGGAAACCGAGCTGAATAGACGCGGCCAGAGACACCCAGTCCGGGTAGCTCAAGAAGTGCTTGATTCTGGATTTCTCTGCGTCGGTGAACATTACATCCCTTTGATTTTGCGTATGTCTACGCGCTTTTTCTTCTTCGGTTTGGCCTTCTGCTTCTGAGGCTCGTCTGTCTTGGAGAGACCCGTGCCTTCATTGTTCACCAGGTCTATTCCGCCGGCAGCGTCTCCGGTCCCGTTGGCGATGCCGCTCTTAAACTGTCCGCTCACAGCTCAGCTACCGTAACCGCTCGCATAAACTGGTCGTAAACGAGCTTGCTGCCCTTGCACGGCGCCAGCTCCGCGCCGGCTGCCTTGAGTATGTCCAGGTTGTGCGTGAGTGCCGAAACGATAGCTCCAAGCGGGAGGTCGGAAAGGAATCCGTCGCGCGCCACAACGCAGGCCTTGGTCACGACGTACAGCTGCGGAGTTTCGCGTTTGACGTGCTTCTCTTCTTGCATGGCCCGCTCCGCTTCTTTCTCTGCGGCGTCACGTTTGGAGAGTTCCTCGATTGCGGCGTTGGCCGTCTGCTGGTCTTCGCCCTCAACGTCTCTGATGAGGTCTTCCTTCTTGGCCTTGGTCGCCTTTTGCTTGTGGTCCAGCGTGGCCACTTCAAGAATAGGAACCTTCGCCTCGGCCGCGTCAACAGCCGCCTGCAACTCCTTCTTCGTCAGGGTGTCTCGGTTTGCGATTCCGAGTTCGCCCGCTCGGTCGTAGAGTTCTTTTTGGCTAGCCATGGACTAGATGCTACCAAAAGAAAGGGCCAGCATCCAACAGGAGCTGACCCTTTCTGGTCCTAAGACGGCTCGCGGTTAGGCGTGCTCGATGACCACTGCTCGCTTGAAGCGAGCGCTGCTGCCGGTGAGGGCGTCGGAAGGGACGGCGAAGTCGCCAGACCAACTCCAGCTCTGGCCGAGCACTTGCTGCAAGCGGTCCAGTGGAGCGCGAGCAACAAACCGGATGCGGTCAGTCATGACAGACGCGCCAGCGTTGGTGATTGAGAATGAGCCAATTTTGCCAGTTATCCCAGCGTCGGTGATGTAATTGGACTCGTCGATGTACTCTTCGAAAAGCGCCCCGCCACCAGTTACGATGGTACGGCGAATGTTCACGCTAGAGGCGTTTCGCACTTCTTTTCCGATGTCCGTAGCCAACAGCGCCCCGCCCGCGCCGCCAGGAAGAGCGACGGTCGCCTCCACCGTAGCAATGCTGGGAGACTCGGTGTTGCGGTAGCAAACAGAGCCAACGATTTGACCAATTGCAAGTTCACGGTAAGCGAACGAGTCGGGCAAAGACCGGTAAAGGCTCTGCCACTGAGCGTCACGGAAGATTTCCGCCTCAGACTCAGGCTCCAAGTGCACGTGGTAGTAGCCGTCCGGATGCGGCATGATGTTGTTCTGACGTAGACGGCTGACGGCCGAGATGATCGAGTCAACGGTCAGAATGTTCGCCGAAGTCAAAGCGTCAACGGTATTGCCGCCGCCGACGCGCAGCCGCTCAGACCGGGTACCGGCCAAAACGGCGTCTCGGAGTGCGATACCAACGGTCAGGGCTGTTCCGAGAAACAGGGTTCCTGGGCCGTTAGGGACCAATGGGTCGTTCAGGGCAACGCCGATGACGGTATTGGCAGGGGCCGCAACCGTGGTGAAGGTAATTGGCAGCGGATTGGTCGCAGAAACTGGACTGATTCGTCCGTTCTGAAGCACTTCCGAAAACCCAACCACCGACGAAACAGCGATGCTGGTCGCGGAAATTGCAGCTACGGCCGTGGTCGTAGTCTCTCCGGCAAGGTAGTTCAAAAACAGCGCGTTACGGGCTACGCGGTTGATGGTCTGCCCTGCGTTCATTCCCAATTGCTGGGTATTGCGGAGGTACAGGTTTGCCAGAGCCACATTGCTCGAAGGCATGTGGGTGTCGATAGTGTCGGCGTACTGGCGAGCTTCCGCCGTCCATTGCTCGGTGTCGTACGAGCGAGGAGTCGGGTCGACGCCTGGCGCAAGAGGCGTAGTGAGCGGACGGATAAGGCCGGCTCGGGTAAATACCTTACGCTCGCCGATGTCTGCTTCCCACTTGTGGGGCACCGCTTCAGAGCGATAGAGCAGCTTGGGAAACGCAGCGTCCTGGAATTGACGCAGGAGCGTGTTGTCCTGGATGAGAGACGAAATGGATGTGGGAAGGCTGGAACCAATGAGGGAAACGGTCACGATGAAAACTCCTTTGTGGGGTAATCCTTCGCGTCCTCCAGTCTTCCCGCTTTTTTTCCGTCTACGTATGACGTTTTGCTGGGCAGGCGCTACGGTCTATGTGCGCTAACTCTATCAACAAAAGAGTGGAAAGGTCCAGCTGTTAGCCGGAAATTCCTCTTGTCGCTAGATGTGCCTGAAATTCAGCATTTGTCATATCCATGACTCCCTTCGTCGGGATAGTAAAGCCAGACGTTGGTTGCCCGTTAGTGGCTGGAGTGTTGGTTGCTGGTGACGAGACAACCTGGGAAACCCCCAGAGCCGCCTTCGACGAGTCCTGGCTGGCCAACCCTGAGAGGAATTCCACAACGTCGAGCTGCTTTCCCTCGGGGAGAGCCTCCGTCGCCTTGGCCACCTGATACATCGCGTAGTCGATGTTCGTGATTCTGAGCCCGGCACACGCTGAATTCACGTGCGATTCGAAGCGAATCTGGTCCCGCTCTGACTGTAGGGCCTGAGCGCGCTCCTCTGCGGCTCGGTACTTTTCCTCCAGCTGCTCCTTTTCGGAGAGGCTTGCCAGTCGCCTGGTCTCGTCTTCCGCCCGGTACTTCTCGATTTCACCCAGGACTTTCTTCAACTCTGCCGGGTCCTCAACGCCGAACTCCTTCTTCAGGCTAGACCTGTAATGCCTCTCCAGTCTGTCGTTGAATTTCTCCTGCGAAGTGAAGGAGATGTGTGGAGCTTTCGTCTCGGCCGTCTCGATGACTGGCGCGGTGATTTCTTCTTGGGTTTCTTGGGTTTCTGTCGTCATTCTTTTTTCTCCCGACTTTCGCAGTCGTCGCGGCCAAATGAGAAAGGCCCCTGGAGCTTAACACTCCAAGGGCCAATGACCAACCAAACGCTAGACTTAGAAGTCCACGGAATTGGTGAGCCGCTGCATGATCGAAACAGCTGGCATTTCCACATAACGGAACGTCGCTGCCTTGCCGTTGTCGGCCACGTTGAACGTGATACTGGTTCCAACAACGGCGATGCTCGCGTCAGTCACAGCTGGAGCAACGCCGCGATGAAGCACAACGCGGGTCGCGCCGGCCGCCGAAGCAGAGAGCAACAAGCGAGCGCGGCTACCAGAAGGGATAGGCGCGAGCCCGGCCGAGATGATCGCGGTCGCGCTGATGATGTTACCTTCGACTCCAACGTATTCGACTTCAGCTCGCGTCACGGCGTCCGTTGCGAAAAACAAAATGTCCCCGGTCGCGCTGATGCCGACCTGCGTGGTGGCCGGAGCTACCGGGAACACCGCGGAAGTAAAATGACCAGTAACAGTTCCGGCCGACGCGTAAGCGCGGATGATGCTGTAAGCCTTGGCCCCTTCGGGAAGAACAATCGTGTTGGCCGTAACAGCCGAGCTGATAGTAATCGAGCCGCACAAAAGAGCGTCTCCCATTTTTGCCGACTTCGCGAAGTCGCCAACCTTATTGACGTTGCCTTCGTTGCCTGCGTCTTTTAGTGCACGTGCCATGATTTGTTTTCCTTAGTGGGTGCCTCGTTCGACCACGCGAGAGAATTCTCCCGTGCCCTCTCTGGCTTCTTTTGTTAGCTGGGCGCGCTTCCTGCGGCCAGAATTTCTACCTGCCCGTTCCCCTTGATGAGGATACGCTTAGGCGCGGTAATGGTGTCAAATTGAGCCATAAACAGACCGTTCACGGTCAAATCGCTGCCCTCTCCTTCGGCCGCTGCGTTGGCGACGAATCCGATGGTGGCGTTGGTCACGGTCACGAGAATCAAGCCATCAAGGCCAGTCTGCTTTCCAGTGATGCGCACCTGCCCGGTCACGTCAGCCGTGAACGGCAAGTACGTCAAGCCAGCGGAGATGGCGGCTTGGTTCAAGCGCGTAACCACTTGAGAAATACTCTGGTCGCCAACGAGGAAGGTTCCCGTCACAGCCACCTGGTCGATGCTAAATCCGAAAGCCTGTCCGCCGCTGAACCCAGTCGGGTAAGAGCCGCCAACAGCAATCAGAGAAGCCTCAGCCGCTCCGATGCGCAGAGTCATCGCGCCATTGCTCTTCAGACTGAGCAGTTGAAACTGCCCCACCGAATCAGAGCCAGGCAAGTCGATGAACGTAGTCGTGTTGATGCTCACCGGGCAGTCGGTCGAAGTGATGGCTCCGTAGTTCGTGCCTGCGCACGAGAACGAAAGACCCATCGTCTTAGACGAAGGGCTGCCCGTTCCGTAGCCTGAGCAGCCACAGTTTCCGCCTACGATAACGCTGCCAGTGAGTTGTACGGTACAGGACATTTGATACGGCGGAGCATACCACTGTCCCTACCGGTGTCTCCTACTTTTCGTGGCAGCCGCATCCGCTCAAGTACGGACGCCGCCCCATCATTCCGCAGCAAACCCGGTTCAGCCCTTCGCAGGAATCTTCACACTGGTCGCTGTCACACGAATCCTTGCAACTCGCGCAGTTAGTCCAACAATCCATTGACTGTAGGTCTACAGCCGGCGGGGCCGAGAAGTTGGCCAGCAGCGGGACGCACCCAAAAAAGAGCAGCCAGAGTTTCATCAGTTCAACACTCCGTTCGTCTTCTTTGGTTGGCCAAAGTTGATGCGGCTGGCGTTTCCGGCCACATAGGCGTTGAACTCGAACTTCCGCTTGACGAATATCTCTCGGATGCCCGGGGTGAGCGCTTCCGTGTCGAGCCATCCCTCATTCGAGTCCAGGCGCGCCAGCCATGCGGCTCTGATTTCGTTCAAGTTGAACTGCTCGCACAGCAAGTAATGCACAGCGTCAATGCTGATGTGTTGGATCCTAAGCACGCCCACCGTCCTGGACAGGTCAGCCGTCTTCAGCTGCTCCTCAGTCACTAAATCGGCTCCATTTGGCTCTATTCTGACGTAACCAATAAACCCTTCGAGCGCATCTATCGCGTCGACGTAGAGCGTTTTTGCCACCGACAGAGCCATTTCCATGTGCTCGCCGGCCTCTTCTGATACTTTCAAATTGGCCATGATTCTTTCTTCTTTCAAAACAGGTCCTCCTGCTTTTTCTTGGGTACAGTTACGGCGCCCTTTTTTGGGGCTTTCTTCTTGTAAGTCTTGCCTATGCCGAGCTTGACGCCGAGCGCCTCGGCCTTCCCGCGCGCGAAGGCCAAGCTCGCTGGAGTGAGCTTCCAACCAGGCGTCCAGAGACACAGGCCGTCCTTCAGGCGGAAGGCGTACGTGCCGGCTCCGCCCGGTATCCAGCCAAGGACGTCTTTCCCTGAGATGCCCTTGTAGTGGATGTACTTGGTCACCCCTGGGCCCCTAGTCATGGTCAGGACTTCCTGACCCTGCATACGACTGATATCGGCCCGGACCTCTTCGTCTTTCATGACTCAAATGTACGTCAGAATCAGATTGCGTCAAGACTCTTCTTTGGCTGCTGGCTCGGCTTTTGCGCCTGGAGTCGTTTCCTCCTTGGCGCCAGGCTCTTCCTGTCCGGACTCTGCCTCCGCAACGCCTTCAGCGGTCTCGATTTGGCGAGCCACTTCCCGGTCCTTGTCTGCCTCGATGTCGGCCATTTCCTGGTCAATGTCAGTCACGCCAAACATCGCGGAAGTGTTCTTGATTGCCGTTCTCTGGCTAATCGTCTTGTCGATGGCTTGAACAATGCCGGCCACAACCATTTGGACGTCCTGCTGAGTGGGCTTGAAGTAGACTGGCCAGGTCAGCTCGATGAACTCGGCCTCGCCTGGTGTGCGGTCAACCACTCCGCTCACTATCCGGTTTCCTTCGGGGCTAACTCCGTAACTAAACTTTTTTGACAGGGCTACTGTCGGCTTGAACTGAATGAGCTGGCCATTGATGTTCTCCACTGGCCCCGGAGCCGTGCCGATAATAATCTTTGCCGCCGTAAGCATCCCGCCCAGAATCTGCGTGAGGAACGTCCCGTACTGAAGTCGCAGGATGTCGCACTGGCTCACCATGGGTTGGTAAACCATGCGCAATGCCGCCGCTGACTGGGCGCGCGCCGAGATGTACTCGATGTCCGCCAAGAGCACGCTGCACGAGTCCAGAACGCTCTGCTGGAGCCGCTTGGCCAGCTCTATGCTTGTCTTGATGCTGTCCCCGCGAAGCTCCAAATACTCGGCCCCGCCCTTGGAGTAAATTGCGTTTTCCGAGCCCTTCTTGATGCTGCCGGAGTTGTTGGCGCGATCATCTTTGATGACGAGAGTCGGGTCTACGTTCGCAATCGTGCCCTTCAGCGTCGCACTGGTCAGACGATTGATGGCGTCAAACTCGTCCGTGTTGTTGTAGTAGTCCGCGAACCCATCCTCATCCTGCGAGTTGGATTTGTTCTGACACCAGTACACTGGACAGAACGCGTAACTATGAACGACGGTTTTGCTCGCCACGGCGTTCGTCCACGTGCCGTCCCTTGCTTGCTCCTCGGGAATTGGCTCCCAGATGGTTTCCGATTCTTCATCCCAATAGCGCGCGTAGTAGTAAACACACTGCTTTGGTTTGCCATCCCGAATCTCCATCTTCTCGTATGGATACGATTCGAGCACGCGCGCGGGACGACTCTCGTAGCGGTCCGCCCATTCCAGCACCGTCATGTTCGTGGCGTCGTGCACCATGACGCGCGGCCTGCCGTTCACGAAAGCAAACGACGCGCAGGCCGTTCCGCACGAGCCGCCACGGTCGCGAATCTCCATGAACTTCGCCTGAAGCTTAGACTCGCGAGCGAGCGCGCCCACGTAGTCTTCAGCGTCTTCGTCGCCACCAACTCGGATGACTGGCCAGCCATCTTCGCCGAGAATCATGGCCGACAAGCGGCTTACGATTACGCGCGGCAAATCCACCCGAACGCTCGGCTTCCGCCGGCTCATTGGCACCTGGAATCCTGGCCCTATGTCAGAGTCGGTCGTTTCCGCGTGGTACCCGTCCCAGGTGTATTTGAGCTGGTCGTATTGCGTGCCGTAGAAGTAGCTGCTCAGGGCAGAGAGGCGCCTTGACCTGTCCGAACTCGACACCAGGTCGAGTCGTAGGCCTCCAAGGTCAGCTCGCTGCGCTGACTCGCTGTTACGGTGCTGGTCCAACCTTCACCGTCGCGTCTAGGGCAGGGCCAGCGGTAATTTGGGCGTACACGTAGCCGGCCGGCAGAGCAGGTCCAGCGGCGCACGCGCCAACCGTTACCACCACTGGTGTGCCAAGCGAATACCACTCGGTGCCCATAAAATCCTTGGGCACGCTCTTGTTCGAGTCGACGTAGCCAGAGTCATCCATGACCCAAAACTGAACCGTCGCCGTATTCGCAATCGTCCCTTCGAGCGTCACAAGCGAGCCACGTGGAGCCATGGTCGTGCCCTTCACGTTCGACTCCATGACGAAGCGGTTCTGCACGGGGATTTCGTCAGCCTGCACCCCTGGCGGGCGCGGGACTATGGTCGTTGCGCCAGCGAAGGCGGTGAATCTATGTACGAATCGCATTTTCTATCCGCTCCTAAGTGTGCAGGCCGCCAAACGCTCGGACCGCCGCAAAAGTGTACCACCTTCGCACCCCACCCATACCATCCTCTTTGCAGATTTCGCGCATTGTCTTGTCTGCCAGCTTTCGGAAGTCCTTGGGCAAAAGGCTCTCCTCGATAAGTTGATACAGCGCGTCATGAACAAGCGAAGCTCGCATGAAGTTCGCGGTGTCCCGGGCTGGCCCACTCGGTCCGTCCCAGGAGTACCCCTCGCGAATATGCAGCGTGCCGTCGGCGTCCAGGGCTAGCCAGGGAGCTGCCTCTGGCCCTATGGAAACGCCGAGCCCTTTGCAGAGTGTCTGGCTCGTGTGGTTCTCATCCAGGGCGTATCGGTACAGGCGCCGGTAGTGAATCTTGGTCATGGCTCAGGTTCCCTACCGCATCTATGCGGTCCAAACCAAGCGCCCTTCGCCACCTAAGCATTTCCGCCTTTGCGGCCTCTTGTAGGCCCGGGATCGGGTCCTCAAAATGGTCCCAGTCGTACTCTTTTGGTTGGCCAACAACACCGTTCATGTTCCAGTCGTTGCCCTGCCTTACGGGGATACTCAGGATGGCTGAAGCCGTCTTCACAGCAGCGGCCATGGCCCTGTGGCTGGTCAGGTCATCCCAAACCACTCCGCGCCCGGGGACAAGCGGAATCAGGTCAATCGCGTGCCCGTAGCCGTCAGGCTGCCTCAGGTGCCTGGAGTTCTTGATTCCTACTCCGCTTTTCGCGTTGGCTGCCGCCTGGGCCTTTGTGCGGGTCCCCCCTTGCGGTTCCACCTTGCCGTCGAACTCGCAAATTGCGATGGCCAGCTCGGCCACCATGATGAGGGGCGGGAACACACCAGCCAGGTTTTTCTTAGAATATGGGCCAAATACGTGCTCAGGATAGAACGTCAGACCCAGCTTCCTGATTACTTCCAGCTCGTCCGCCGAAATCAAAGCAAACTCTCCTCAGCCGCGATTCGCGCTTCTTCGTCACATTCGGCCTGCTGGTCCGTTTCGACGCCGTTCTGCTCCTTCATGAGCTTAACTGCGGCCAATTGAGCCCTGTCCGCCAGGTCGCGAAGTGTAGCCGCAATGAAGGCCAACTCGTTAGGGTCGCTCTCCTGGCCAGCCTCTAGTGCCGAAACCATCATGGAGCAGAGCTTGATTGTCGCGACTCCCTTGATGAAAAACGGCACGTCCACGCCTAAACGGAGGAAGTTATCGGCTAGAACGGTCGCCTGTTCAGCCCATGCTTCCGGGTTGTTGTTGGTTGCTTCTTCAGTCATTTTGACAAACTGTCCGACAAGTCCCGAGCCTGCTTTAATGACCAAATTGCATCGTTAATGTAGTCAAGGACGGTATTCGAGGGCGTAGCAAGCCGAACCGCCTCTGGCTCTGGCTCTGCGACACTTGGAATCACCGGTTCCTCCGGTTGGCTCTCTGCCTTAACGGAGGACTCGCTGCTTTCCGGCATGAGACGCGTCCGGACTCGTCCGTCGTCCTGAGCCGCTCGCTTCTTTTCCAGCTCGGCCTTCAACACGGCTCGGCTGGCCATCTGTTTCTCTTTCCATGCCGCTCGGCCGGCTGCGAGCTTCTCGATGTGTTCCGGGCTCAATGTCTTCTTTTCTTTCGTCATTTTTCCTCTTTCAGAGATGTACATCAGAGCCAATCTACTTTCCAGTAGAATCGTTATCTTTTGCCAGGGCCTTGTGAGCCTCGCTTAGTCCATTGAAAACGGTTCTCACTCCCAGTCTGAAGCCAATAAAATGGCCAATGCTCAGAAAGACGAGCCCGAAAAAAGCATGTTCTATGAATTCCCTCATGTTCCCAACCACATTCCGGCCATCAATATCACCAGACCAAGCCCAATCAGCACCGGTGCAGAGTCGAGCAGGCACCTGCACTCCTTGTCCCTTGGTGGCTTTCTCATGCTCACTTCCCACTTCCGCCCGCTCCATTCCCCTCGCATCGTGGAAATGGCCCCGTCCTTTGCTGTGAGATTCAGCGTGCTCACAGTGTTTAGCGCCCTGAACAGCTCCCAGTCGTAGTCCACCCAAACCGAGTCGCCGCTGATGGCCGAGCGCTTCGCTAGCCCCAGTGCCATATCGCTGCTCTCTTCTTTGATTAAGAACGGAGAGTCCCTGACGCATACAGCCCACTCGTCTCCCAGAGACCCGCCGTAAAAAATTGTTCCACGGCCTGTTTTGCTGAAGCTGGCCAGCGGCATCTTTTCAAACTCCGCGATTAGCCCGCTGTCGTACTCTACGACCACTGTTGAGCCCGAATGGGCCTTGGAAGACTCGACCAGTGCTTCCGCCTCCTGCTTGCAGTCTCTCATGGCGTTGGCCATCCTTTCATCGGTCCGTCCACTCGTGCCCACTGGCTGCTGCCCAGTGGTCTCTTGTACAATTCTCCGTTGTCGTGAAGCGCGTAAGCCATGACGCCAAGCACCCGGTAAGCGACTGGCCGGCCAGTGGTCTGACTACTCATAAATCACCGCCTCTTCTTCTTTCCCGTTCAATAGCACGTCCATCTTGTGACTGAGACCAGTCCAGGTCACGACCATCCGCCGGAGCCTCTCTGTCCTGCGTCGGCACCCCAGTAGCTCTCCGTGCAAAGCCACAATCTGCTTCTTGGAAAGAAACATCGTGGCTCCGGCCTTGCCTTCGTTCGCGTCTATGAACCGCTTTAGTACTTCAAGTACGTCTTGATGCTGCTGCTTTCTTTCCATCTTGCTTCTTTCCTTTCGTGGCTTTGAGGGCTTCGTCCCTTGCTCCTCGGGCGTTGGCTAACTCCAGGTTAGCCCGGTCAATGATGTTTTTTACCCGTACGTGGTCCGCCTCACTCAACACACTCGCAAACAACGGCAACGGGGCTGTCCATTCTTTCATCATCTTTTCGTTTCTTCTCCTCCACCAAAGTCAGGTCCAATGGCGTCTTTCCAACACGCTGAACGAAGTCCAAAAGCGAGAGAATCCCGTTTTCTGGGTCATCAATCAGCTCGGTTCTCATATCAAATAACTCGTCAATCCACTCCTCTGCCAACGACAGAGCCGCTTCTAGTTTTTCCATACCCACCCCTCTCTTCTTTCTTTACGCTACCAGGCCCCAAAGAACCAAGTAGCAACTAACATTACAATAACGAATGTTATTGGTTCAACCACTTGCTGTGGCATTATTCGCAGAACTCCGGCGCGTATGCTGACACGTCCGCCCATGTGGCCATGTAAAAAGTGAACCCAACCCGTTTCAGCTCCTCTGGCGTCGTGAGCGCGCAAACCCCGCGCGCGTCCATAATAAAGAGCGAACTGGCCTTCTGCTGGACGATAGCCACTGCCGTTGGCGGACCGGGGATGTAGAACCCGCGGGGCAGGTCCGTGACTCGGCTTACCTTGGTGTAATCGCCGAAACAAATCGATGAGTCTTTGTAGATCGCCTCAGTCAGAGGCGTGCCGATACTGTCCACCTGGCCGTCCATGACAGCGGCCGGCATCGTGCACTTAGGGTCAACAAAGACGCCCTTCATGATAAGGCTGCCGTCAATTTTCAGAATCGTAAGATTGGAGTCAGATGTCCACACGTCGCAGGTAATTTTCCCGGTCTTGCAAGTCACTACGGGCGGCGGGTCTTCGAGCGGAACCCGTCCGCCCGTTGCTGTGTCGCCGCCCGTTGCGGAATCGCCGCCGGTTGATGTTACCCCTCCCGTGACAGCGTCGCCGACCGTAGCTTGCCCGCCAGTAGCAGCATCGCCCCCAGTGTCGGCGCCGGCTGAAGTGTCACTGTCGCCGTCGCCAGCGGCCGAGTCCAGGCAGTCCGCGCTTTCTATCGCGTCATCCTCCTGAACGTCGCCTTCAGCGCCCGAACATCCAATAGCCAGTAGCAATCCAAAGCACGTAAAAGTCTTCATGGTCCGTCTCTCTTTCTGGTCCTAGTCTAGCTCTTCTGTTGGGAAGTCAATGGTTTTATTGTCTGAAAGTAAGAAGCAACGCCGACAAACCTACAGCGACAAATTCTATCCAAACCGCTGTGTCCCAAGCGTTCTTGTTGTCCGCTCCGAGACCAATAGCCAGTTCCGCGATAACTGACCCACAGAAATAAGGATAATAAAGACCAAGTTAAGACCCAGAATCCACCCGACTCCTCGCAGCATGAGTTTCATTTCACAACCGCCTCGCTAGACTTCTGGCGTGCTTCGCTCTCTTGTCAGAGGACGGCGTAGACCCACAGCTGTTACCGCGACCGTAGTGGGCCAGCCCAGCAGACACCGGGTCGTTCACGACCTGTTTGCACCGGTTATACCCGCCCCTGTAGAGCTGGATGGCTCGCAGGGCCTGGCCAGCTGTCGTGGTCGGTACCGGCACGGCAGGAGCTGCGTGTATCTGCCACGGCCCGAAGGCTTTCCCTTTGTCGCACTCATGCTTGCCGCGCGGGCCATCGCTGCACCTGCCTTCGTACACGTACGCGGCCAGATGAGTCTCAAAAACGGCTATGGTGGCCAATACGGCCCGCTCCATCGGGTCTTCCGTGGCTGAGTCGATGGCCCGCTGAATGTCAGCCAGCCTGGCGTCTTGCTTGGTCTGGTCCTCGCCAGCGTCCGTGAAGTGACGCGGCGAGCCCTTCAAAACGAGCAAGGTCGGGCTTACTGGCTCCGCGCCGAAAGCGAGCGAGGTCACGAGCATGAGTATTGTCGTTGTCTTTTTCATAGATTCCCCAACCTTTCGACCAGTAAGATTACCACAGAAGGCGCCATTGCCAGAATCAGCAAAATGAGCACGGCCGTCCGGTCTTTTACCGGCAACAATGGACGACCGCCTCTGGGTGCTTTTTACACGCTTTGAGCGCCTCTTCAGTGACGTCGACGAGGTCAGTGTAGC